CTGAGATAAATAATAATCTGTTGAATAAGAATGGTGGGGTAGGTTTAGAGGCTGACCTAGATGCTAATAGTCAGAAGATTATAAACCTAGCTGATGGTATTAATAGTAATGAGGCTGTTAACTTACGTCAGCTACAAGGAGCCATTAGTGCTGCTGGTGGTGGTCTCATAGCGTCACAGACAGAAGTTCAACTAGGCAGCCAAGCCGTAGCTGATGTCTTTACCTTCACCGGCATAACTTACACTGTAGGCAGCAATAACCTATATGTATTCCGTAATGGGCAGAAGCTAGGTAAGGGAGTAGATTATACAGAAACATCTACATCGTCTATTACACTCCTCTTTACACCTAACGCTAACGATAGATTTGAGTTTGTAACGAACATCTCTACTACTAACTCTACTACTACTACATCAGCTATCACCCATACTCAGTCAGGCACTGACTACAACCTATCTGCCTACTTGCAAAGAAGTGTTCCTTTATATGTAGAGGACTTTGGTGTAGACGGCAGTGGAAGTGCTGCGGATAAGGCTGCTTGGGATGCAGCCATAGCAGAAGCTACTACCAGCAATGTGCAATTACACTGTAGGCCAGGGGCAACTTATATTTTTGATCCAGAGTCAAATGGCACAGTGGAAGTTAATCCAACTGATGGACAATCGTTCTTTTTAAATGGAAATAACTGTACGTTTAAGTTTAAAGATAGTATGAGCAACACTGCTGGAAGATTCTGGCATATGATATTAGTCGCAATGAGGACTTCTTCAGGCATTACAAACCAAGATGCTGAACAAGTGATATTTGAGAACATAGTTGTAGATGGTAACTATAGAAATCAACCCACCCCTGGCAGTATCAGTGACTATGAGCAGCGCTCAGCTCTGAAGGTACTAGTAGTAGCGGGTGATGGCAACCGTCTCAAGTTAGCTAAGTTTAAAAACATAGTTCAAGTCGATCCTATGGCAGATACTTTATTTATCGGCCCAGGTGAGAGTGCTATGACTTCAGATGGTGAGTCTCCAATAAACAACGTGGTAGTAGATACTTTCCATGCGGGAGCTAGGAACTCTGCTAGAGCAGCTATTCAACTTAGTTCAGGTGCAGGTCGAATTAATATCTCTAATGTGACCAGAGACAAGGCGCTGGGATCTGAGCGTAACTCTATAGAGACCGAGTTCACGCAGATTGACGCTCAGAAAGTAGAAGTGAATATCACCAACTGTTTTATTGATGTACTAGAGTTTGGTGGCCTACTGGGCAAAGAAGATCAATTTCAAGTTAACCTGAATAATTGTGTCTTACCAAGTACAGGATTCTTATTGATGGTGAGGGGCAATTTGAGGGCGGTTAACTGTACGTTCCCCTTCTCTGAAAGTAGCGCTCAGCGATACAAAGAAGTTCGATTAGACAACTGTGAGATCATTCATAACGTGTATGATGACGGCGGTACACAAGATGCTCGCACACTAAATCTTTTGCCAGAGAACACATCTACCACTGAGAGTTTGTGGTGGGAATCTAACTGCACTCACGTAATAAACGGCACTGTTGACCCTGCTGCCAATAACCCAGCTATCGCTGGTACAACAATTGCCGCAGCAGATCAGTTCAATCATGAGATTAGATTAGATAATGTAATTTTTGATGAGAACTTTGCTAGGTCTGTTCAAGGCTACAGGACTGGCTTTCTAAATACTAGTAACTGTGTATTTGCTGGAGATGATCACGGAGTTCAGTGCGGCTCTGATGCAACCCTCTCAGGGTCATGGACTTCTAAAGACGATGACTTTAGCAAAGTGACAGGAGACAACTTCAACTTCCTAGCAACAGGCACTACGGCAGAAGTTAGGTTGCTTGGAGGTGTATGGGATACATTAGATTTTGCAGGCTCTAACGTGGCCAATATTTCAGCAGGTATCAAGCAGTCATCACGAGTTATACAAGCTACTGCAACACCTACTGGTGGTGGGGCTATTGGCGATATTGTTAAACTCGATTCAGCGAGCTATGCATTAGCAGCTAGTTCAGCAGATATTGAATGGTCTTGCGTAAGTGCTCACCCAACTGCCGCAACTTGGGTTGCTACGCTACAAAAATCATAAGGGATAGATATGACAACAAAATTAGCTTTTAATCAAATAGATGGTAGCACCTACCACATCACAGACAACGGGGCAGTAGGTGATAGCGCCGCCAATAACGGGACTAATAAGTATTGTACGATTGTAGACTAACCCTCAAGCGCTGCATAGAGAGGGGCAGCAACAGTTGGCCCAAGGAAATAATATGAAAATAGACAAGAAAAGACTAAAGGACGATATGAGTCGTCCACTAACACAAAGCCTATTCCTAGAGATAGGCTACCATGAAGACAGAGCCATCTACACTCTTAAGGATGAAGACCACGAATATAAGGGCAATATGTACATTAGCCTTAAGCGTCTCTTCCTAGAGATGGAAGATCCTACAGAGTATGAGTTTGCCAACACCTACCTACTAGGTTGGCAACACTGGCAACGTCTCAATGCTAACAAAGCCCTCGCTAAGCACTTTGAGGAGTGGAGAGAGGAGCTTGAGCTTAGCCTACGGTCACAAGGCATACGTGCCATCATTGACCAATCAGCAGATGACAAGGGCTTTCAAGCAGCCAAGTGGTTGGCTGACAGAGGTTGGGACAAGCGTGCTGCTGGTAGGCCTAGTAAGAATGAGAAGCTTAAAGAGGAACGTATGCAGGCTAAGCTTGATGATGAGTTTGCTGGAGATGTGGTGAGACTACTAGGAGATAGGAAATGACGACTAAGTTAGCTTTTAATCAGATAGATGGGATGTCTGTAAGTGTCAACGACTACTCCGGCCTTGTTGCCGATGGCGACTGGGCGCCCGCTATTCGAGCAGCCTTAGCTACAGGCGCAGCCGAAGTTGTATTGCCACCAACAGGCAGTTATGCAGTTGAGAGTTTTAGCGAGGTTCTTGATGATGGTACTGAGTGCGCATTCATTTTAACAAGTAATGTTCGTATAGTCGGCGGAGGAGTAATCACAAGCGCCTCGGCTTCAAATGCACAAGCGATATTTGGGCTTGACGCTACATCCGGATCAATAGCGGTAGATGTATCTGATCTTACCTTTACTGGAGCCAATCGGTATAGGGCGCTACACGGCTCTACAGATGCTAGCTTATCTAGGCTGGCAGTGAAAGGTGTTACCACTTTTGCTCAATCCTTCGCTTACAACGGGGACATTAGTAAATCATTCAAGCTGGTTAACTCTTCGTTTGGTGTCGCTATTGCAGCAGGCACTGCTATGTCGCCATTCGTCTCTATTGTGTTTAATACATCTAATGACTTTGAGTGCTTGATAGATAGCAACACGTTAAGAACAGGTACAGAGGTGGTGGCTAGTGCTATCGTCTTGCATTACTTACCTTCTGGAGCACATGTTACTAATAACACCCATATCAATATTGGGCAAGTAGCTACTGAGGGTTTCGACTTAGACAACCTCGGCAGCAATACACTAGTTAGCGGTAACACAGCTATCTACAGTAGTTATGAGTACAAAGTTGGATCAGGCGGGTACGTTGATAGTAATAATTGCCTATTCACCAATAACGTGAGTTATGAATCTATTGGTGCAGCATTCAGCTTAAGATCAACTTGTATAGCTTCAAATAATATAGCTTATAATCCTGCCGATTACGGGTTCTTCTTGCGGGATTTCGGCCCTACAGATATCAGCAACAGTGATAATGTATGGGTGCAGGGCAGCAACAATATAGTTGTGTGGGCAGGCTCTTCAATGACAGCAGCCTATGCTGTAGGTTCAACAGTAGGTGCAGGCAATACTAATTTTGTGCAGAATGTAAACTTCGATGGTTTTGGTTTTTATATTGATCCAAAGTATAAAGAAGATAACCCAGCAGCAGTTTTGCCTTGCATTGGCATAGATCTACGAGGGGATTGTGCTAATATCAGGTTTGCAAATGGCAAGATTGATGAAACTGGTGTTGCTAATCAAGTGCAACTAAGAGATTGTACATCAGGTGCAACTAACCTAACCTTTGAGAATATAACTCATGGTGATGCAGGTGATAGTTGTTATGACTTGCTTACAGCTCAGAATGTCAAGATTCTTAATCCTACATTCCCAGCCACAATAGCCGATAGGCCGGTACGGTTCTCAGGTGTTACAGTCGCTCAAATTACCTGTCCTTATCATGCGAGCATTACATTTGCTCAGGTGTCGGGTGGTAACTCCGGCGTCTTAATTAACAATTGGGGACAAGAAGCGGCTGGTGTAGGTAATCCACCCTCTGCTGGCGTAGAGTGGCCCATAGGCTGTACTGCTGAAAATACTGATGACAATACTGTATGGTTACGTAAGTCAGTTAGTGCAGTACCGGCCTCCGCATGGATACAATTAGCATAGATAAGGAGAGCCCTACGGGGACTTATAACATATGCAAGACGATGATTGGCTACAAGACGCTAAGCTCAAGCTTAAGCGTATGCCAGCAGAAGCTAAGGAAGTGAGAGAGCGTGCCATTAACGACCTCTCCTTCTTTGCTAAGCTGGTGAACCCAGGCTACATGTATGGCTCTGTACACCATGAGATATTTAGGTGGATGCAGGATTACACATTGTTTGGGCAAGGTGAGGAGGCAACTAGTAACAAGCTTATTATGCTGCCTCGTGCTCACCTGAAGTCTCATATGGTTGCTACATGGTGTGCTTGGATAATTACCAGACACCCAGAAGTAACCATGCTGTATGTATCAGCAACATCAGAGCTAGCTCAAACACAGCTCTACGCTGTACAGAACATATTAGGCTCCACTGTATATATGCGCTACTTCCCTGAGTATATCAATCCACAGGAAGGTAAGCGTGAGAAGTGGTCTGCTATGAAGATGACTGTAGATCACATACAGCGTAAGAAGGAAGGCATACGAGATGCTACTATAAGTACAGCAGGCTTAACAACCAACACCACAGGTTGGCATGCTGACATAGTAGTGGCTGATGATTTGGTTGTTCCAGAGAATGCTTATACAGAAGATGGCAGGGACAGTGTTGCTAAGAAGGCCTCACAATTCACTTCCATACGTAATGCTGGTGGGTTTACAATGGCTTGTGGTACACGCTACCACCCAAAGGACATCTATGACACATGGAAGGAGCAGGCCTTTGAGGACTTTGATGATGAAGGTAACTTCACTGGTAAGTCTAAGGTGTGGTCTATTCAGGAGTATGTAGTGGAGACTGATGGCATATTTACATGGCCTAGGTCAGTAAGGGGAGATGGTAAGGCCTTTGGCTTTGACCAACGTACCCTAGCACGTATCAAGGCTGAGTATGTAGACAGGATACAGTTCCATGCCCAGTATTACAATGATCCTAATGATCCAGGCTCTGAACGTATTAACAGAGAGAAGTTCCAGTATTACAACCAACGTATGCTTAAGAAGGAAGGTAGCAGGTGGGTGTATAATGGCAAGAAGCTTAACATCTATGCAGCTATTGACTTTGCATTCAGCTTGAACAAAGACGCTGACTATACAGCCATAGTTGTTATAGGCATTGACTGTGACAAGAACATTTATATCCTAGACATTGACAGGTTTAAGTCTGATCGTACTAGCGAGTACTTCCAGCACATAGTGGAGCTACACTCTAAGTGGGGCTTTAATAAGCTCAGAGCAGAGGTTACAGTGGCTCAGACAGTTATTGTTAATGGTATTAAGGATGAGATAAAGAGGAACGGACTAAGCTTGCCAGTAGATGAGTTTAGACCAGGGAAGGCTGAGGGTACTAAGGAAGAGCGTATCAAGGCTTCCCTAGAGCATAGGTATGATAACATGCTCGTGTGGCACTTTGAAGGGGGCTGGACAGGTCAACTAGAAGAAGAGCTAGTGTTAGCTAGACCTCCTCATGATGACCTTAAGGATGCCTTAGCATCAGCCGTAGACATAGCCATAGCACCTAAACAATCCAAGAGGAATAAGATGGAAGGGTTCTTTGATAGCGTGCAGACAGGATCGAGATTTGGAGGTGTTGCATTCAAGTGAGACCTTCTACATATCCACAAGCAAGAGCCTACTTACAGGAAGTGGGCCTTTGGTTTAGAAACATGAAACATTATGATGGGTGGTTGATATTGAACGCTGCTCAAGAACATTACGATAAGAGGAAATCAAATGACCAAAGTAGCTGAAGTACAAGCAGTTGCTGGGCAGGATAGTGGGGCGTCATGGGTGAGTAACCTGTGGGACAAGTTCAACCACCAGCGGGCTAATAAGATTGCTGAGTGGAGTGAGCTACGAGACTATGTATTTGCTACAGACACTAGCTCAACAACTAACTCGACACTTCCTTGGAAGAACTCCACAACAATTCCTAAGCTGTGCCAAATCAGGGACAACCTATTCACCAACTATGTGTCAGCTTTGTTCCCAAATGACAACTGGGTTAAGTGGGAGGCATACAGCAGAGAAGATGCTCACAAGAGAAAGGCAGAAGCTATTGAAGGATACATGTCTAATAAGGTGAGAGAAGCTAAGTTTGTTACAGAGATTGAGAAGTGTCTGTACGACTACATTGATACAGGTAATGCATTTGTCACCTCTCACTTTGAAGCACGTTATAAAGAGGCTGTAGACGGGGCCATCATTCCTGACTACGTAGGCCCACGAGCTCAACGCATAAGTCCTCTAGATATAGTCTTCAATCCTCTTGCTTCTTCTTTTGATGACAGCTTCAAAATAGTTAGGAGTGTTAAGACCATTGGTGAGCTCAAGAAGCTAGCAGCTACAGACCCTGATCAGAAGTTCTGGGCAGAGGCCGTACAGCGCCGTGAAGAGATTCAGAGGATGGCTGGTGGGATGAGTCATGAAGACTTCGAAAAGGCCGTAGGATACTCAGCAGATGGCTTTGGAAGCATGTTTGAGTATTACATGTCAGACTATGTAGAAATACTAGAGTTCTTTGGAGACTATCACGACTCAAACACAGGTGAGCTTTCTACAGACCGTATCATCACTATTGTAGACAGATCTATGGAAGTGAGGAACGAACCCATCCCAACATGGTTCACAGGAGCTAACATCCGTCATGTAGGGTGGAGGTTTAGACCAGACAACTTATGGGCTATGGGGCCACTAGACAACCTTGTAGGTTTACAGTATAGACTGGATCACCTAGAGAACTTGAAGGCAGATGCAATGGACTTGACTGTCCACCCACCATTGAAAGTTATTGGTGAAGTGGAAGAGTTTGTATGGGGGCCAGGAGTTGAGATAAGTATTGACGAGAATGGTGACGTACAAGAGCTTGGCAAGAACCTAAATGGTATTATGGCAGCAGCTAGTGAGATGGCAGCCATAGAAGACCGTATGGAGCTCTATGCAGGTGCTCCAAGAGAAGCAGCTGGCATACGTACCCCTGGAGAGAAAACCCTTGGAGAAGTGATGCAGTTGGCTACAGCAGCAGGTCGTATCTTCCAAGCTAAGGTGAATAACTTTGAAGTTAACCTTCTTGAGCCTCTACTTAATGACATGCTAGAAACTTCTAGACGTAACCTAGACATCACTGACATCATACGCGTCACTGATAATGAGCTAGGCATTCAGGACTTCCTAAGCGTTACTAGAGAGGACATCACAGCTAATGGTGTAGTAAGGCCAGTTGGTGCTAGGCACTTCGCTAAGCAGTCTCAGGACTTGCAGAACTTGATGACTGTCTTCAACTCCCCTCTAGGTCAGATGATAACACCTCATACGTCTACAGAAGCTATGACAGACTTCGTCAATGATATTACAGGCTTACATGGCTACAACATCTTCTCCCCTAATGCTGGGATATTTGAGCAGGCTGAGATGCAGTCAACAGCTGCTACAGTACAAGAGGAGACGCTTGTTAGAGACACAGCACCTGTGGAGGGGCTATAATGGCGATAAAAACCTCTTGGACTAAAGGTCTAGAGGACGACCAAGCAGAACGTATCAGAGGGGCTTTTAAAGCCTCTTCTGAACTACGTGAAAGACTCTCTCTTCTATGTGAAGAGAAAATAGATACTGCTATGTCAACTCACAAGGCTC